ACAACAGCATTTTGCCATCCAGTTGTAGTACCAACACCAACAACAGAAAGAGTGTTACCTATACCATATGCAGAACCACCATCAATAATCTTAACGGCAGTAATCGCACCATTAGTATCAATCTTAATGTTTGCAGTAGCATGGTCACCTGTTACTGAAGTTCCAATACCTACCAATCTAGCATTAAAGAGAGTCTGAATAGATCCAGATCCATCTCCATATCCATAACCAGCACTAGATATTGCAACAACATTAATTCTATTAAGGTTGTGATCTAGTTCTGTAGTTAAGGTATGAGCAGTACCAGTATAAGATTCAATCTCAACAATTCCAACACCAACCTCAAAGTCTCTAATATTTTTATTAACAACCTCTTTGGTAATACTATTCTTAGGATCGTTTACATCAGTTAAACCAACGGGTGATGGTAGAGAGAACGTTCTAGTCTGACCAGGATCAGAATCTGGATTATCTCGATCTAACTGTGGATAAAGATTCTTAATAGGTTGTGAGAACCTCATCTCATCGAATGGTTCTACACTAGGACTATTAGAAGCATCAATTAAGGTTAAGTGATAAACACCATCCTTGACGTTTGCTTTATATTCCTGTATCTCGTCCTTCTTATAGAGGAATAATGTATTGTTAAATTCAGTTCTAGTATATCTCGGAAGACTTGTATTCCTCTGAGATGTATTATTCTGGAATACACCTGGATCTGTCTTAATACCAACAGTGAACTCTCTTCTAGAAGTTCTACCTGTTACAGTATACTCACCATTATATCCAGTATTACCTAATCCAGTTGTATTAAGACCAGATACTATATTAGTAATAGCAACTCTAGATCCAACAGATAATTCATGAGGAACTTCTGAAGTAAATGTGGCAACACCAACTGTTCCAATACCAGCATCCCAAACTGCATTTGAGACAAATCTTGGGTTCCTTAACTCAGAAGTGTTACTAATCTGAACTGGATCAATACTATTATACTTAAGTACTTCAGAATCAGTTAGACCAACAGTAGAACTAGATTCCTGAATAACAAAGGAATCTTCTGGTGGTTTAGATAATACAGTAGAATCTTTAGGTACAACATATCTTACCTTATAGATCCTATCATCTAGAGATCTAGTATCAGGTTTCCTACTTATAAACGTTCTTGGTGATGCACTACCTAGAGTTGATGTTCCTAGACCTACAACAGAATCATAAATCTCATTATTAGTTGTACTTGTATTAACATACCACTGTCCAATACTAGTATCAAACTGAACAGGGTGACCAATATCTCCTGAAGTTTTATCTGATACTCTAGACTCAATACTTAAAATACCACCCTTACTATTAACTGATATGGGTGCTAAACTAATAGTATCGTTTAGAGTCTGTGCTAATTTAACTTGGTCACTATTAATACCAGAGGTAATTGCATAGTAAACTGTATTATGGTCTATACCATCAGGGAGTTCACCATCATCACTCATCACCCTAACAGACTCACCATTAATAAACTGGTGACTATCAGTTAGAGTAAAGATATTAGAAGTGATACTATTAATACCGATAGTATTCCTACCAACAGTAGTTGTCTTAATAGAACTTACTTCTTTTACACCACTACCTTGAGTCTCAGGAAGAACTATCCTAGACTTCTTAGTAACTGGAGTACCATTGATATTAAAGATTGCCTTTAAATCATCATTCTTTGCTGCACCCAGTCTATAACCTTCTAGTACTGTATTTGGTGGTTCAGCAACATTAAATTTATTATATAAGTACAGTCGAGATGAGTTAGCAACACCAACAGTCTTCTCAACATCAACAGGTAAAAATTCAATACCTATATCCTTACCAGTAATCTTCTGTGGAGGAATGAAGTGTGTAATATATCCAGTATCGTCCCTTGGGAAGGCAGACTTTCTAAATCCCTTACAAACAATCGCTCTCGAACCAAAGTTGGAGTTAGAGTTTGTAATAGAATGGTCACCACCACTCTCTGCTACGAAGTGATTAGCATAACCAATAGCGAATGTAGATACTAACTGTAAAAACGCATCATTGGATGCTTTAATATGGTAGTTAGTGTAGGCTGGTTTGTAGAGTGCTCTTGAATCTGTGTGTAAATTAGATACAGCAGTAGAGTCCTCGTAAACACCAGACGTAGGGTTGTATTTAACAAATGCGTTGTCATCTTTCTGTAGTCCTATACCAGTGAACTGGGCAACAACCATAGATTTGAATCCATCTGCCTTTGCACCATCAGCATGGAGTCCACACATACCATAAACTGATCTCAATGAACAGTTAAAGATATATGGAGAAGCAGAAGTAACTGTATCAACAACAATATTAAGTGTTGGTGATCCACTTACAATATTAGGAAGTGCGTTTGCAGGAGCAGAGGATACGTTATATTTAATTCTAGTATCACTCTCTACCTTATTAATAACAAATGATCCGTTGTATCCACCAACAGGAACTCCTTCGATCCTAATTGGAGTATCAACATCAAGTCCTGTAATTGCTTCAGTAATATCAACTGTAATTGCAGTAGAAGATGTGTTACCATCACCTGCCTTAATACTACTGATACCAATATTTTGTCCCTGTGAACCAACAATACGGTGTTCATCAATTTTTGCTTGAATATCTACACCAGTTGCAGGGAAGTCTGGAGTAATCTCTCTTCCACTAGAAGATCCATAAAGTAAACCAACCTTCTGATAATACATATCAAGATCAGTTCTTGTTGTATTATAATTTAAGTAAGAGTCGGCAAACTTAACAGAGTTAACACCATCGGCATATTCAAAACAAGTAAGTTTGTGGTGTGACTTATTAGGTACAAACTTATTATTACCATAATCTTGGAATACTAAAGCATTGGGGTCTGCATCAAAGAATGTAAACTGGTTAAAGTAACAAGTACCTGTAACCCTAAACAAACATGTTGTATCAATCGTTCCGTCTTCTGGATTTGGAACAAATTTTGGTCTAACTTTAGTCTTTCTAAGATCTCGTCCAACAATAGATGTACCACGGGGAATAATAACTCCACCGTAGACAGAGTTCATCTTATAGAGATCATTATCATCACTATCAATATCAAAATTCGTATCTAGTGTAAATTCTGTTAAACTATTAGAACCTGATCCACCCCTTGTCATCCAGTTATTACCAGACAAAGGATTATCATGGATAGGTATCCAACCTGGACGGTTATCTATAATATGATCTCCAGGATATACTATGATAGTGGTTCTACTGAACCTATCATTGTCCAACCCCTTTTGATATGAGAATCTGGCTGCCTCAATTAGTGCCCTTTGAATAGTCTTAAAAGGTCTTACCAGTGAGTTACCTTGGTTCTCAATACTATCGGTTGAGTCTATACTTGAAGGATCAACGTAAAGAATATCTCCACGACTGTTCTTCAGAAAATTATCTAAGCGACTAAGACCCATTTTATTTTACGAGATAAATCTTTATATGTTATATATTTATACCCTCAGAATCACCACCGTTTTCCTTTAAGACGATTAAATGCTCAACAGCTTCCGCTACATCATTCATCGCCTCTCTAATTTCTTTCCTACTACCCGTTTGTTGGTGGTTATCCCCTTTAGGTGAATATGTCTTAGTATATAGGGACCACCTCCACTCATTTAGTTGTGGGGAGTGCCATATTTGAACTCTCATATACTGGGTTGCTCCAATCGTTAGTAAAGTTTCTTAAATACTCTATTTTATCTAGCATCTCCCAACTATCTAATACAAACTCTTCGTTAGCAAAATGCAACTTAACCTTAAGTGCGACTGCTAAACGCATAATATAGTCTCTTCTATGATGATCATCAGGTAAAGAAAAGATACTAAACAACATAATATGGTCAAGATTACCGTCTTGAATTAAATACTCAAGATAGGTATGTCTTCTACCTTCATTATCACCAGTTTGGTGTGGGAATGTATAACCCATCCTATTACAGTAGTCTTTAACCGTCAAAGTTTGGAAGTGTAAATCAATATATCTCGTCTTAAATCCCTCATACTCAGCATACATTACAACATTATCATCTTCTTTAATCTCGACCTTACGTGAATGAATGTCTGCATCACCTAATTTTCTAAAGTATGCACCAGGCCATTTCCTATGAGGTTGACCATCTTTTAATAAAAGTCTAACATCAACACTTATCCTAGTTTTACCAGTTCTATTGGGAGCAGCACCATGAATATGCTCCTGTGTAAACAAAATAAACTGTCCCTTTTTAAGATTAACTGGTTCACAAAACTTTTTACATTCCTCTTGAAGTCTAAGGTAGTCCCACTCCTTACATGCATCAGTAATTTCCCTACTATCCATAAGGTTTACTATTTGCAGAGAGTTACTATCATAGGCATCAGTAAAAGGTAACCACACTGTTCTAAGACCTAAACCATTACCAACCCATTGACCTTGATGGAATGGTAGAACAGTTCCTTCATTATCTTGATTGGGTATATTAATCCGTATATTACCAAACCTTTGCACCAATATCTCACCTAAAGAGAGATGATCCTCTACTAAGGTATCAAAGATACTATAAAAATTAGTATCTGCTAAATCCTTACCTATAACCTTTGCTAACTCTCCAATCTTCTTAGCAGGAACATGTTCATGTAATAAAGTTAAATCCTTTACATCAGGATAATGCTTTTGAATCGACTCTAGAGCAAT